ATGCATCTATGTGAGAACTATCTCTCAACAAACGAACCAAACCTGCTTAAACCAGCATTATCATTGATTAGATTGCGAGCAGATTTGTATATGGTTGTAACCAATGAACCGTTAGAACAAGATATCTCTGTTACATCATCAGAGAAGTTGAAGTTGTTCTGCATTTGTAGAATATGCTCACGAACATCAGCTCGCTCATCCTCTGTATGCCAGATTTTGATGAGCTTACAATCTTCAACTTGTGAAAGAAACCTATCATCAGACATACTATCTAATGATTCATGACCAATTTCTCCTGTATCTTTATTTACAGTGATATTGGTCTTAACTGATTTATAATCAGCAGTTGCACTATGTTTATGAATATCTGCTTTCATTGTTTTATTCCTTATCTTAGTTAAATAATTAATGGCACTATCGCCACTACAACGAGGGCGTCCCATCTTTTAGTTGGGTATGTCTGGTGGCTACATAATTACGGTGTGTTTACGCAGTGTAGTGAGCTATTTAAACTGTACGATAAGCACACAGTATGTAAGCAGTTTAAACAACGGAGTAAACTCAACGTAATTACAGGTTGGCATACCCAACTAAAAGGGGGTAGGGGTACTGTATATCTCTCCCACGCATTCTAGAACAAATTTTGAAAAGGTAGAGCGAGAGGTACTGCCATGTATATCTTATCGCATGTCAAAGAAGTACTTTAACCCAAATAGCAAAACCCTTTCAGAGTGGGATAGTAACAAAGACAAATGGATCACAGTTGCATTAGACGAGTCCAACATTGATGAATTTTTATTTTTACGTGACTATATAGAAGCTCAAATGCAAATTGAGTCATTCATTGAAATGCAATTAGACGACTATGAAATAAATTTTGAAAATTTTTTAAAAAAAAGGTTGAAAAACTAGATGGTTTGGTTGTTTTTTATACAGTATATATACAGTACAGTATATAATCTGTATTATTATACTATGTATAATAATACTGCAGTATATATACTGTAGAGACTGATGGATTTTTTAACAAGAAGGCTAAAAGTCAACAACTATCAGGATGTAACCTACCCTGTATATACCCAAGATGAAGCAGATGAAAAAGATATTACCTACAAACCTTGGAAAGAATGCCACGCAGGAGACTTTGCACTATCTGATGATGGCTATGTGGGGGAATGTATTGCTCGTAACAACTATAAAAAAGCTATTGAGTTGCAATTTGTTTTTGGTAGGATGTGGTTAAGTGACAGAGCAAAGTTATTATACGAACCAAGGAGAGAATCTGGCAATTATGCCTCTATATCTACTGCATCATGGGATTTTATAGAAAGTAAACAAGCTAGAACACAAAGAGCTGTAGACATATACACTAGAATGATGCTAGGAGGCGAAGGTATTAATTGGTCTATTATAGGAAAAGCATACAGACCTGAGCAAAAAAGACCCGATTTAACCGCAAAAAGACTATTTAAACAAGAAAGTGTAAAAAAAATGGTAGATAAAAAGATAGATGAAGCTTTAAAAGAGCGAGGAATCTCTGAAGGTGCAGTATTAGACGTAATTGCAGATGCAATTGGCATTGCAAGGGTCAAAGAAGACCCAGGAACAATGCTAAGAGGTGCAGAACAATATATTCGCATCTTAGATATGCTACCTAAAAAAGCAGTACAGACAGATACAATGCAAATAGATATGACAAGTCAGATTGTAGATCAAATTGCTCAAGAAGAAAAACGAGTAAAACTAGAACAAAAGAAGGAATTAACAAGCAATGGATAGTTTAGATACCTATGACAAGCAACCTATATGGCTGAAAAAACGACTTTTATTAAAATACGTGGATGAAGAGCAGATGGAATTATTTTATTCGATTCTACGTACCATTGCGGAAGAAAACGGAATTAAGGTGGAAGATGGTGAAGCAGATTACGCATTAGGCTCTGATTATTAACTACGCACACAAACTCAAACTGGTTAAGTAAAGTACGCAAGGTGTCAGCAAAAGTTAATAACAAAGCTATTTTAGATAAGCTAAGACAAGATATGGTCTTATTTGGTAAAATAGCTATGCCTCAAATGTTTTCTGTACCATCTCCACAGTTTCATTACGAGATTGCAAAAGACCTACTAAAAAAAGATAAGAAACAAATAAATATTATTGCCCCTAGGGGTCACGCCAAAAGTTCAATAGTAGGTGGCGTACTCCCTATGTACCATTTGATGTTTGATGAAGGAAAAAAGCTAATAGTTCTTGTATCAAGAACACAAGACCATGCGGTAAAGCTTTTAGGTACAATCAAAGATTGCTTAGACTATTCACAGCAGTTTAGGCAATTGTTTGGCTATTGGGGGCAACATTCTGCTAAAAGTTGGGCAAAAACAGAAATAGAGCTAAAGGATGGCTCTATGATTATCTGTAAAGGTACAGGTCAGCAGCTTAGAGGAATAAAAGTAGGAAACCAACGACCTACCCTTATTATTGTTGATGACCCTGAAGACGAAAACAATACGAAAACTGCCGAAGCAATGGAACACAACCTTAGATGGTTATTGCAATCAGCAGTTCCATCGGTTGACCCAATAAAGGGTAGACTTATTGTTATTGGCACTCCACAACATGAACGATGTTTGGTTGAAACTTTAAAAGTAATGAAAGGGTGGACAAATAGAGTGTTCAAGCCAAATATTGAAAAAGGAGTATCGTTATGGGAAGAATGGTGGCCTGTAAAAAAATTAATACAAAAAAAAGAAGAACTTGAATCTATTAATAGGCTTTCTGTGTTTTACAGAGAGTATATGTGCGAGATCGTTGGTGATGAAGACCAATTGTTTAAAAAAGAAGACATACAGTATTATGAGGGCAAACTTCGGTTTAATAAAGAAGGAAACCCAATGCTAGACATTACAGAACTAGATGGTGAAAAAGTAAACGAGTCTGTACCGATAAATATATTTACAGGCGTTGACCCAGCATCTAGCGTAAAACAAACTGCAGACTATTCTGTTATATTTAATCTAGCAGTTGATGATAAAGGCAGAAAGTTTGCTTTACCTTATTATCGCAAACACGCAAAACCACTTGCACTAGCAGAAGCTATTGTTACAAACTTTAGAATGTTTCGTAGCACAAAGACTCGGATTGAATCTGTAGGCTATCAAGAAATGTTGCGCCAATATGTGCAGATGAGATGTGATGAAGAAGGATTGTTTATTCCTGGCTTAAATATTAAAGAAAATCCAAGAAGTAGTAAATCACATAGATTAGAAAGTCTACAACCTGCGTTTGCAAAAAAAGAAGTATTTATTATGAAGAATATGCAAAACCTTGAAGATGAAATGCTTTTATTTCCACGTGGCAAACATGATGATATTCTTGATGGATTATATTATGCATTTAAAGGTTCATACCGACCAAATCACGAAGATGCTGAAATTCCTACATTAGGTGTTAACTATTTTAAAACAAATGATTGGCAAATAAGTTAATAGGGTAGACCGAGAGATGGGCAGAATCATAATTTGCCCGTTACTATGCCCCATTCTAAAAACAAAGTCGTTACCGAATCAGAAAAACTTTTAGACCAATTTCATGGTGAGAGAGCCGAATGGGCTGCTCAAGCTATGGAAGATGATGAGTTTCGTAACAATCAACAATGGAAAGCAAGCCATGTTGATACGTTAAAAAAACGCTCACAAAGCCCTATCGTAGATAACGTTGTTCATCCCGCAGTTGAACAAGCAAAAGCCCTAATTACTGCAAATAAACCAAAATTCCAATCTACAGGAAGAGATGATAGTGATACTAAAGTTGGTAGGATATTTGCAGACATCATGTCTTATATATGGGATAAGTCAAATGGCAATGTGCAGATTAAGCAAGTCATTGACGACTATTACGTTAAAGGGATGGGGGTCATACAAGCCTATGTTGATCCAATGAAAGACTTTGGACGTGGGGAAGTATGTTTACATAGCATTGACCCCCTTGATGTTTATATAGACCCAAATAGTAGAGATACGTTTTGCAGAGATGCTTCTGATATAATTATTGCACGATTGTTTACAGAAAAACAATTAAAACAATTATATCCACAAGTAAAAACGCAAGACATGGAAACATCTGCTAATGATAGATACCCAGCAATGTCAAGGCAAGGGTCAGAAGACCAAATGATTGGTCCAATGTCTAATGACACATACTCAACAGACACAAAGTACTATGAAGTTATTGACAGATATAAAAAAGAAAAACATAGTTATTTCCATGTATTAGATACGCTTACAGGACAAGAAGTTGTATTAAATAAAAAAGGCTATGACGGATATGGTCAAGAACAAGCTATAAAAATGACCAATGCCGAAGGTACAAATTACATTACAGAAAAATCTAGTGTTACTGAGTTAATTGGAATTTATCAAGCAACGGGTGGTGTATATCACTATATGCAAGATTTGCAAACAGGTCAGCCAACTATGATGCCAGGACCAGAGCATGAAGAAGCTATACCAAATAGCGGACATCAAATAGAAATTATTACAAAAGCAGACCTTGTTGAGTTAGGCATTATTGTAGCAAATAAAATAAAGACAGACAGAATAAGAAGAATTTTATGCGCAGGTGGAAAACTTTTATACGATTACATCATGGATATAGATGAGTATCCAATTGTTACTTTAATGAACAGGCACAATCGCAATCCTTATCCAATGAGTGATGTGCGATTTGTAAAGCCAATACAAGAGTATATTAACAAAATAACCTCGTTAATTATTGCTCACGCATCAAGCTCAACTAATACAAAACTTTTAATACCACGTGGTTCGATGAATCGTAGACAGTTAGAAGAAGAATGGGCGAGAGCAGGTACAGGAGTAATTGAATTTGACCCTGAACTTGGGACGCCAATTGTAGCTGGCCCAATACCTTTGCCAAATGAATTGTACAAAAACAGAGAAGATGCAAAACAAAGTATATATCATATACTTGGCATACACCCTCTTCAGCATGGTGACCCTTCTGCTGCTCCAAGTACATACAAAGGAACTATTGCAATAGATGAATACGCTCAAAGAAGAATTAAATCAAAAATTGACGACTTAGATGAAGCATTAAATCAGATTGGTAAAGTTATTGTTCAACTTATACAACAGACATATACAGATGAAAAAGTCATTCGCATTATGAAGCCAGATGGTAGGCAAATGCAGACAATAATGAATCAACCAATTTATGATGATTTTACAAACGAGATTATTGGAAGAGTAAATGATGTTACAATTGGTAAGTACGATTTGGTTGTAGTAAGTGGTTCAACATTGCCATCAAACAGATGGGCAAGATTTGATTACTACATGCAGTTATACTCTGCAGGAATTATTGATGCTCAAGAAATACTAGAACAAACAGAAGTAGCAGATACAGAGGGCGTATTGAATAGAAGAAGCATTATCAAACAACAACAACAAATGATTCAGAAGTTGCAAGAACAATTAAAGAATACTAAAGGTGATTTACAAACTGCACAACGTGAATCAACACACGATAGAAAACGTGTTGAAATAGAAAAATTTAAAACAAAGCTAAACTCAGCCTCAAGTAGGAATGAGTCAGCTACTAAGCTATTTGAAGCAAGATTAAATGATGAGCTAAGAATAGCAAGAGATGATTTAAGGCAAGAAGAAAACCAAAAAGGAACTGTTGCTGTTTCGTAACAAATAGTTCCAAAGGAGAATAGAATGTCTGAACAAACACAAAACTTGGATGCTGGTACTAACGAATCTGAATATTTTGATTTAGGAGGAGAAGCACCAATTCAAGAAAGTGGGTCAGGAGAACAGCCACAAGCTGAAAATCCTGTAGATCAGTTGGAAAGCTATGATAAAAATCTAGCACCTCCAACATTTCAAAACTTAGAAGAAGTTCCTCAAGAGGAAACTCCCAAGGAAGACACTTCACGTTTTGAATACTGGCAGAGCAAATATGACCAAAAGGCAAGTGAATACAACAAGTTAGAGGAAAAGATAGGACAATATGAAAAAGTTGCACCAATAGCAAACTACATTCAAGAAAATCCTGAAATCCTCAAAGGTGTTGCTAAATCACTTTCTGGAGATACCCCACCTGTTGCCGATAATAACGAACAGATGGCATCCCCAAAGAAACCAGAGCGTCCAGCTAAACCTGTCAATTACGACTCATCGGAAGCTTACATGGATACCGAGAGTGCAAGTTATAAATATCGTGAAGCATTAGATAACTATCGTGATGAAATGATTGAGTATAGTGAACAAGCTGAACAATATAGAATAATGCAGTTAGAAGCAAAAGAAAATCAGATACGTCAAGCGCAACAACAATATGAAGCGCAAAGACAAGCAGATAATACACGAAATGAACTTATGAGTAAATATGGATATACTCCTGATAAAGCTCAAGAGTTTATGCAGTACTATTCTAGTCCTGAATCTTTAACGCTAGACAATCTTGTTCGTTTAGATAAAATGCGCTCCGCTCCAAGCCAAGCTGAAGTTGAACAAAGGCAGAAAGCCGAAATAATGAAGCAAAAACAAAATACTCTAAGTACGCCACCACCCGCAGGGGTCGTAAGCGCACAATCAGAGCCTCAGATAAATGAGGAAGATGCTTTTAATCTCGGTTTAATGCGAAACAGAAGATAATGGTTTAATAAAAACGGAGAAAACATAACATGGCAAGTAATGCAAAAACATTAGGGTCATCGGGTGTTTTATACACAGACAGACGTGATTTTTATATGCGTCCTAATGTGGTTAAAGAACTCTGGACTGATGTAACGCCTTTTACAACAGTTGTTGCTAATCAGCAAACAATTTCAGGCTTAAAAGACCCTCAGTTCAAGATGTTTGAACATCGTAACCCTTGGCAAAAACAATACTTTCAAACTACTTCATCTAGTGAATTATTAGCTGATAATGATGCTGACACATTTGTAGTAAAATCAGGTTCAGTTGTTGGACTTGAAGGTGAAGGTGGAAACCACGCATACAACAGTTGGATTGGACTCGAATGTGAAGTCTGGTCTGCTTTAACCCCAGGTTCTACAAAACGTGGAGTAGTATTAATTACTGCTGTAGCTGGTAGTGGTTCAAGCGCAAACATAAGTGTTAAAAATATGGGAGATGCAGCATTTACTCCTGTAAGTGGTGACTACTTAGTAGTTATTGGTAACGCATACGGTGAAGGTACATCAGCTGGAACTGCTTGGAGTGATGAATTGCAAGTAGTTTATAACCAATGTCAGATATTCAAGACCCCTCTTCAAATTACTGGTACTTTATTAGAAGCATCATTAAGAGGTGAGTCATCTGAATTGGCAAGACTAAGAGATCAAAAGTCACAGGAACATAAGATACAAAAAGAACGTGCATTCTTATTTGGACGTTCTCCAATCAATCTAAGTGGTGGCTTTGATGATAACTCACTATCTGATGCAAATGGAAATATTGTTCGTTCAACAATGGGTATAATACCTGCTATTGAAAAACATGGCTATGCATCAGGTGCTGACCAAAACAGATTCACAATTTCAGAAGCTAGTTATGCATATGGTGATTTTGTAGATGATATGGAAAAAGTATTCCAATATGTTCCTGAAGCTGGAATGAAGCGTGCTTTTTGTGGAAGAGGTGCAATGAGTTATTGGTCTAAAATGAGTGGCGCATCAGGTTTTGCAGGAAACTCTGGTTGGACTGTAAACCTAAGCGATATGGAAAGAGATGCTCTTGGTTTTAACTATAGAGTTCTTGAATCTCCACATGGAGCAATTCAATTAATACCAACTCCAGTACTTAGAGAAGCATATAACAATACTATGCTTATTGTTTCAGATGAAAATCTGTTCCATGCTCAGTACAGAGCGCCAAAGTTCCAAGCTAACATCTTAACTGATGATGCTTACGATGGTGTTAAAGACCAGTATATGTCTGATGAAGGAATTGGTGTTTCACTAATTGAAAGTCACAAGCTATTCAACATCGTAGCATAAGGGAGGTTTATTATGGCTAGACCTTATCTAAGTGGTTCAAGTGCATCGATTAAAGATATTGTTAGTGCAACATCTTTAAGCTTTGCTGATAGCGGTAAATCAATAATGCTTAATCATGCAACAGGAATTGCTGTTACTCTACCTGACCCAACAAAATGTAAAGGGTTTGAAGTAAAAGTAATAGTAAAGATTGCGCCTACAAGTGGTAACCATACAGTTGCTACCACTGTTGGAGCTATTAAAGGCTCTATAAGTGCAGGTGCAGCAGACGATGTTGCTGATACAAGTAGTGGTTCTAATGCTAGAATTAATTTTGTAGCAAGTAACGCAGTCGTTGGCGATTATGTCAAATTACTTTCTGATGGTGCTAACTATTATATAGTTGGTGGACTTGGAAAAGTTGCTGCTGGAATTACAATTGACGGATAATACAAAATAAAGAGAGAGGGGCTTTATGCCCCTCCTCTTATGAAAGGAATAAATATGCCAGGACATTACACAAAAAAGAAAATGAAAAAAAAGAAAATGATAAAACCTATGAAAAGAAAAAAAATAGGTAATAAGCGTTCTAAAAAATATTAAATAGTTATGACACAGTTAGAACTAAACGCATATGTAAAAAAAATATTCCCTAATGAAAGTGATGCAGATATAGCATTGCATTTAACTGAAGCTTCTCAAGATTTTACAAGTAGAACTAAAATATTAACAGGGGTTGAAGAGTTTAATACTGTAGTTAATCAACGTTATTATGATTTAAACGATTTAGATGGTGATGGTAGTATAACAGACCAAAGGCATATAGTTGAAGTAAGCAGAGTTGAGTATGATAACTATAGTATAGAAAGATTAGTAACTCCTCCTGATGAAACGGATATATCATAATGGCAAGAGCAGAGGCACAAAAACATAATTGGTGGATTGAACGAAATCAAATTGGAATTGTAAAACGATCATTAACAAGTGGTCTAACATCAACAACATATACTAGCCCAAGTGAAGTAAAAACTATTCGTTTATATGTAGCTAGGAATGATTATGATTTTAAAGCTGATAACGCTTCTGATGCAGATAAAATAAACAATAGCGATAGTCCTAGTTTTGATAAAATATACCATATTGCATTAGCCTATTACACTATTGCAAAATTATTTGAAATAAAAGCTTCTGCAGATGAAGACCCAGAAATACTTGGGTTTGCTCAATTGTGGAAAGCAAAATATGAAGATTTAATTAATAAAGCCTTAGGTACTGCTAATACAAGCAAACTTAGCAGAGATACTGGCTATGCAATCACACCAAGTGATGCAAATTTATTTTAACCAATATGACCATGAGAAGTGTCAAGCTCGGTAAGTCATAAGCAAGGAGAAACAAGATGACAATGCATAAATACTCAGTAAACGAATCAAATAACATTGGATTAGGACAAGCAGGTTCTATATTAGAAACAGGAACTACTGCTGTATCTGGTAAAGAAATAGTAGCTATTACATTTTTAGAAGATAGTGTATTTAGCGTTCTTACACCTGAAAGTGGTACTAATCTGTACATAGGAAACTCTAACAATAATGGAGACAGCACAGCAAGTGTTACATTTCCACAAGGAGTTACAATCTTTGGTCGTTGGTCTGCGTTTACATTATCAAGTGGATCAGTAGTAGCATACTTAGGCTAGATTATGCTTGGATTAGGCAGCAGTCTAGCAAAAGGTGGTGCATCCCTTTTAACCTTTGTTAAGGACAACCTTAAACTATACCTCGACTTCAAATCTAATAAGTCAGACACGCTAAAGTTCCCATCAGAAGGTTCAACTTCGTTTGATGGCAATGATTTTATTGATACAGGTTACTCTACTAATCTTACCAACATATCTGTATCTATGTGGTTTAAAAAAGATGCTTTAGGTTCATTTAAAAGATTATTTGATGATAGTAATACAAGTTACGCATCTAATCTTCAAATAAATATAACTAATGCAAATATTATAAAAGTAAGGTCTGGAAATGGTAGTAGTTCAGAAACAGATATTGATACTACATATACAATATCAGCAGGGACTTGGCATCATTTAGTTGTTACACGAGAAAATTTAGCAGTAAAAATATATGTTGATGGTGATTTAAAAAAATCTGGAAATGTATCAGCTTTTTCAGCACCATTAGTGTCATGGAAAATAGGGAGCAATGGAGGAGGAAATACTGCTTTTTTTGATGGTAAAGTAGCAAATGTAGGATTGTGGTCAAGAGTATTAGAACCAGAAGAAATCCAATCCATAATGAACAAATCTTATAGCCAACTAAAAGGTGTAGAAAAAACAAGTTTAGTTAGTTGGTGGGCATTAGATAGTGCAGTATTAGGAGATGAATTAATTGCTGATGGAGATTTTTCAAGTTCAGATAATTGGACAGAATCAAGTGGATGGACTATTGATACAACACAAGGCAAGGCAATATATGTTCCAGATGGCACAAACAATTATAGAACAATGCCATATACGGATGCTACGTTAAATACTTTAGCGGAATACGAAGTAACTATAACAATAGATAGTTGTAGTAATTTTGCTAATTGTGGAATTGTTGTAGGCAATGCTGTAAGAAATTTTTCTCCAAGCCATGTAACCTCTACAGGAACAACTACATTTAGCGTTGTAATTGGTAGAGCAGATTTACAATTATGGTCGCAAAATGCTTCTATTACAATTAGTAATATTTCAGTTAAAGAAAAAAATGTACATACTGATTCTAAAGGTTCAAATAATGGAGTTAATATAGGAGCAACAACTACCACATCAGTATATGGTGGCAATGCACCGATCTTACCTCGTGCAGTTGATGTAGCTAAAGAAGGCCAAGCAGACAATATTGGTAATGGTAGTGCGAGTTTTAATGGTTCAAGTGATT